TAAATATAACTATAAATAGAGATAGAAATGGCAAAACAAACAATATCAATCGGTTCAACTCCTAATGACGGCACAGGTTCTACTATTAGAGCTGGTGGTGATTTAATCAACGATAACTTTAACGAAATCTATACTACTTTCGGAGATGGTACTAATTTAAATGCTGGTGTAATTACTGGTAAACAAGAAGGAACAAACTTCTCAAACTCTATAATGATCGGTCACTCGGTGACAGGTACTTTGAGTTCAGCACAAGAAAACGTTGCCGTTGGTAAAACATCTTTAAGAGCAATTACTTCAGGAGATGATAATACTGCCGTGGGTTTTGCAGCTTTACAATCAGTTACATCTACAGCAAAAAGTACAGCCGTAGGACATTCAGCAGGTAAAGACGCAACAGGAGAAAAAAATACTGTTATAGGTGCAAACGCAGGTTTAAAAGTATCTTCAGGACAACAAAATACTTTTGTAGGTTATAATGCAGGTCAAACTATAGAAACTGGATCAGGTAATGTTATTATAGGAAATGCCTCTGGTAATACAGCAGGTGAAACTAGAGCAATGATAATTGCAGGATCAGATGGTTCTACTTTGACAACTTGGTTAGAAGGAGATAGCACAGGTGAGGTTACAGTATTTGGTAACCCAACAAAAAATTTAGGTATTGCAACAAAGCAATACGTTGACGCTCAAATAGCAACGGAAGATACAATTACCGAAATGAACGATGTCACTTTAACAAGTATTGCAAGTGGCGATGTTTTACAGTGGAACGGTAGTGCTTTTGTTAACATTGCTTTAGGTACAATAGGTACTATAGCTTCTCAAAATGCCAATGCAGTTAATATTTCTGGTGGTTCTATCACTATGGGAAGTCTATCTAATACGTCAACTCTACTAGTAAAAAACTCTAGTGGTACTACATTAAAAACAATTATTGGAACAACATCATAGGAAAGTATTATAAATAGGAATAACAATTATGCCAGCGATAATAACAACAAAATTCAGAATAAACAACAGTGAGCAGTTTCACGAATCTTTCACGGAATCTTCTCCAAATGTTTATTATCTAGGTCTAGCAAGACCACAAGCTTTCGGTACACCTACAAGAGGTGATGGCCGTACAGATTATGAAGGAACAGACTCAGCACCAATTATACCAGGTGATACTGTTGTTGCAGAGTTCAATACTTTTGATGATCTATTAGCTGCTAAAAAAATTACAAGTTCAGATATTAGTTTTGCAGTACCAAGAAGAAATTGGGCAACTGGAACAACATACGATATTTACAGACACGACTATGGAGAATATATTACAGGTAGTACATCTAATAGAAATACTGCTAATGGTGGTGCAACAACTTTACATGACGCTAATTTCTATGTTTTAACTACAGACAGAAACGTTTATAAGTGTATTGACAATGATGGCAATACTCCTTCAGTAAATGAACCAGCTGGTACAGGTACTAGTGTTATAACAACTGCTGATGGTTACAGATGGAAATATATGTACACTATGTCAGCGGCTCAACAATCAAACTTTTTATCAACAGACTTTATGGGAATTTCAACTAACTCAACTGTTAGTTCGGCTGCTGTAGATGGTTCAATTGATTGTATTAAAATTAAATCTGCCGGTTCAGGTGGAACAAACGGAACACATTCAGTAACAATTAAAGGTGACGGATCAAGTGCAACTGCTAATGTTGTAGTATCAGGTGGTACTGTTACAGAGGTAACAATGACTAACGTAGGATCAGGTTATACTTTTGGTACAATTTCAAATGCAGAAATAGTATCTGCTGGTGCAACAAACTTAACAGGTGCAGAATTAGATGTGATTATCTCTCCAAAAGGTGGTCATGGTTTTAATGCAATAGAAGAATTAGGTGGTTTCTTTGTAATGTTAAATGTAAATTTAGAAGGATCAGAATCAGCAAACTCTGGAGATTTCCATGCTGGTAACGACTTTAGAAAAATTTGTTTAATCAGAGATCCAAAAGCTTCAGGTTCAGCTGCAAGTGCTTCAACTTTAAGAGGTACTAAAGCAGTAAGACTAGCAGCTTCTCCTACACCAGGAACATTTACAGTTGATGAAGAAATAAATCAAGCAACTACAGGTGCAGTAGGTAAAGTTGTAGAATGGGACGCAACAAACAGAATTTTATATTATATGCAAACAAGACACAATGACGCCGGCGTTGACGCTAATGGTAACTTGACAGCATTTTCTAGTACACATGTAATTACTGGTCAATCATCTTCAGCAACAGGAACACCGGACACAAGTGTTTCAGCAACAGTAAACAACGTTGTATTTTCAGGTGGGTATTCTGCTTCTGAAATAGATCATGACTCTGGCGATGTATTGTACATAGAAAACAGAGCACCTATTCAAAGAGCAACAGACCAAACAGAAAATATTAAACTAGTTATTGAGTTTTAAA